ATATTGGTACTTGAATATTCCTGGCTATTCCGTTTTCGTTCAAATAAACGTTTACGATCAACAGACTTGTAGTTGTGACATTTTGTGTCGGATCGATATAAACATCCGATGCAGACACTTCGCCTAAATCCTGATCGCGCGACATCTGATAGAGTGGAGCTAACGCCTGAGTTTCAAGAAACTTAACAGTAGTCGAGGCAAGCGTTCCATCTGAATTTTTCAGAAGTTTGCTTTTCAGGTAAGGAATTAAAGCGGTGTAAACGCCTCGAATAGCCTTATCAATTACGCGGTTATCGTTCTGAAACGCATAATCGGAAGCCAGTGAAACGGCACAATGATTGTCATTAAAATACGTACCCGAATAACCTACGTAAGTTTGACCGAAAATATGGCGTTTGCCGTCAATTGCATCAAGTGCCGAATCAGTTAGTGCAGGAGCACTTAACAGTTGACCGTTTGCAAAGGCTGGGACGTCATTTTCTGTGCCGTTTGAAATGTTGAATTTTGCAGGTTGTCCGAAATCTTCCGATACAGCCGAAAGTGAAAGCATTCCCAATGCAATACCTAATTGTGTGACTGATTTGCCAGTTGTCGCAAAAAGATAAGCTCCAAGGGCCGCACCGTCTTGACCAATTATCGAACTGACTTTATTCGCAGTCAATACCGATAAATCGGCGCAAGTTGTTATGTCGGTCATTGCCTTCAAGTCAGCGGCATAAAGAGCGGAAAGCGGTTTGTGTTTTGCGTCGTTATTGGCTTTAATCTCGACGTCAATAGCTGTTAAGTCGGCGGATGCATAAGCAGCAGAATCCTTGAATACACCTACTTGCCTGATCTTACCGCTTGCCGCTGTTTGCAGCAGCGTAATTTCAGAAAAAGTGTAAGTCGCTGGAATAGGAAAGAATCCAACCCACAGTGAGCTGTTCGGATTTCCGCGAAAGTATTCAGCAATATGATAATGCCAAACCGCTTGTTTTGTCGCAACGCCACCCGTGAATTGTGTAAGCGTTCCGGCTATCGTTGCTCCGGCAGACAGGGTAACAGTTATCGGAGTGCCTGAATTCAGAAAAACTCCTAATCCTGGTCGCGCGGTAATCGCTATGGTCGCAGTTGTAACGACAGCAACATATCCATGAGATTTTGTGCCAGCATTGATAACAGCAGCTATTGCAGTCGCTACATTGTTTACGGTCGTTTCTCCGGCGGCTTTCACGTACGTACCCAAATCAACCGTCACGCCATTAGGTTCAGCGACTTTGATGTTTAGTGTATCGCCGTTCGTGCCAGCCCCAGTCACCAGGTAAGACCCGGAGGCTTTAGTTTCATCCGAATAGTCGGCTTTTATTCCGGCATTTTCAGCGTCCACAATCGAAAACATTTGCTTAATGTTCGCCAATGTGGTAAATCCTGAAGGCAAGGTAGCGGTGTACAGTATAAGGCCGGAAATATAATCCTCTCCGGCTCCTGTCCGTTTGCTTGCTCCCTGACCTTTTATAAATGTGATATCACCTCTCATTTATTTGCGTTTTATGTGTTATTTAACACGTTTTTTGTAAGGCTTGCGAACTTTCTGTTCAGGTTCGATGATCTGTTCAGGCTCGATGACCTGTTCAGGCTCAATGATCTGTTCGGCTTGTTCAATCGATTCGACTTGATCTGTTTGTTCGGACTCGATTTCGTTTACAGGCTCGTCATCAATATCGTCCTGATCGTTATCGAGTTTGCACTGATCGTCCAGTTCATCCCGGTCAACCCGTTCACCTCCGTTTGCGGAATGCAAATGGAAGTGACCATCTGAGGTTAACCAAATTGACTGCACGTGTGGCAGTGCTTTAAATACTTCTTTGGGATCGCACATGGCTTACTGTACTACTCTGGAACTTTCACGGTCGACGGTCGCGTACTTGAGCCTTTAGATGTAATGCTTTACACCGAATTTAACCCGCGCGATTTTGAACAGCACTGGTTAGCCGAACAGTTAAGCCCAACTCTGTTAGCTCGTGAACTTCCGTTGACAGTCGAAAACTACATGATGCAGATCGGACTGAACCGTGTGATTGAACAGATTGAAATTGGGTCTTGGATGGGTTCGACAACCTATACAGCCGCACCGGGAACAACCGGAAACGGACAAATTGTATTTTTCGATGGCTTCCTGAAAAAAATGATTGCTGATTCTGCAGTCCTGAAAGTAGCAAGTCCTTTGCCGCTGAGTGCAGCTGCAACCAGTGGATCAGTTTACAATATTGTGGATGCCTTCAATGCTTTGCTGGCCCTTTGTGCAGCAAACAAAAAAGCATTGCTGAGCAAACCGTCCCGGTACCAGCGTTTGAAGTTCATTGTTTCTGTAAACACAGAGCAGATTTATCATACTTTCCTTACCACAACTTTGACCTTCAAAGGAGTGAACACAACGGAAAGCGGGATCAACAAATTCAAAGGTTACGAGATAGTTCCTTTGGCCGGGGTACCTGATGATACAATCATCTTCACAGAGGCATTGGATGATACCAGTTCAAACCTGTATATCGGTATGAACAGTCAGGAAGATAATAACCTGCAGCTGCAAAGATTACAGAACAATTCTGAATTGTTCTTCCTGAAAGGTTTAATGAAGTACGATGTGCAGTACGGTTTCAGTGATCAGGTGTTCCTGTTTACTACCAAAGTGATCGGAGATTTCAGTGTATAATCGGTAAATAATTTTTGAGGGATCAAAACAACAACAAATAAAAAAAGCTAAAAGATAAAAACATGAAAAAAATTCTTTCCTTCCTGATCTGCATGACGTTTGTGGTAATATCCAGCGCACAGTCAACCTCGCCACGTTTTGGCACAGGGGTACGATACGATACCAGAAATTTGAATTATTCGTACCAGACAAAGACTGATGTTGCCAGCGCAACGATTGACACATTTTCTGTTTCACCGAGAGCATGGGAAACATATTACCGACTTGTCCTTGTTGACAGCGTATGTGCTGGTAATCCGGTAGTAACAAAGTCTTATGCAGGTGATCGTATAACTTTTATCCTTTCAGCGGCATCCGGAACACCTTTTATGAGGTTTGTCGGGGCAAACTGGATAACGGCAGCAGGTACAGTAACCATGACCACTAATTTACGATCAGTAGTAACTTTTATATTTGATGGGGCCAAATATGTAGAAGAGAAACGATATACGCAATAACCCCCCGGAACTTACCCAAAAAACTTACTATTCTCACCACTAATTTTTGTTATGTTGAAAAAAGAGATCAGAGCCAAAGTTGAAAACGCCTTTAAAGTATTGCCGAATGTAAAAGAAGTGTGGGTTACGGAAGATGGTAATTATCACTTACATTCTGGTCACGGTGGACAAAAAGTTACCAGAGCAGAGGTTGAGGGAAAAGATGAAGATGTTCCTGAACAGGTTGATCCCGCCGAGCTGGAAGTAAAAGAAGAAGAGGAAGCTGAAAAGGCCCCGGAAACAAAGGTTAAACCCGGAAAAGATGGCAAACAATCTAAAAAGTAGTACCGAAGGAGCTGATAAAAACATTCAATCATTCCAGCGGTATTTATATAAAAAATTAAAAGCTCTTTGGCCGGTTGATGATTCAAACTTTGAAGGGTACGGAAGGGTATATAAGAATAAAAATGATAAGGGATTTGTACCTGAGTTGTTTGTAAGTTCAACAGAGCCGGGGAACACACAATACAAAGCTCTTTATTTTGATAAGACGAAAACGAAAGCCCTGTTTTTTTTCACGGTTGATGATATCGAATCTTATGATCAGGCTCAGGGAACGGCAACGGCTAAGGTTGGTTTAGTTTTCATGGTGAATGTTGCCTTGCTCCAAGATAAGATTTCACACCGGGGGGATGAAGAGGTCAGAAATGAGATTCGTAAAATTTGCTCGATGGGATTATACGAGTTCACACTGACAGGAAGTGAAACAGGATTTGCAAACATCTTCAAGCAGTTTAGCGGATTGGTGAATAAAGATGGAGAAATTTTTGAAGATCGCCACCCGCTATATTGTTTTAAAATGAATATGAATTTAACCTTTCAACCAGCAGCAGAAGTAAACTGTATATAAAAAATAAAAATTATGGCTTTAGTTAATCCATGTAGCATTGCGGCTACACCTTCAAATACCGGAAGCGAATGTTCAGATGCAATGAAAGCATCTGCCATGATTATTATGCTTCCAAAAAACGCAACGTGGACTGATACCGACCTTTTGGACTTCACGGCGTTTCTTGAAACAAAAATCCATGCAGTTGCATCTGCACGATTTTTCCCTATTTTCGGAAATTCTGCACCGATCCGTTCAATAAAAGACAACAATGAGGCCGATGTAATTGAAACGCTGGAAGATGGAAGCGTACAGTTTATCCGGTACGGAATGTTCAACAGGACATTCATGACTACTGAGGGCGGTCTTTGTTTGGCAAAGTCGCTGATGGCCATGAGAAATAATTATGCCTTTATTGAGGTTGATATAACGGGTCAGGTAGCCATGATGAAAAATTCAGATGGCACTTATTCTGGCTTCCCGGTAAATCTGGCTTATGCGCCTGTGCCTGAACTGTCCAATTTAAAAACCAGTTACAAAAACCAGTTCATGCTTTCATTCTCACCGAACAATTATATTAAGAAGGGAGTTGTATTTGCCGGTGATGTGGACGAAGATATTTTATCGCTGAGAGGCTTGTATGACACCGAGGTTATTGCTGGTTCAGGTACTCAGTCTATAACCAACATTTTTGTTGGTGTTCAAACTATTTGCGGAGATACCGATCTGGTTGCCCTTTACGATACGACATTGGCAGTATTAGGAAATTTTTTGGTAACAACAGTTTCTGATGGTTCCACTTCTTAAACCACAGCAATAGCTATAATAGCCGGTGAGGTAAGGATGTCCGGTACATTTT